GAAGCAGGCATTGAGTCGATTAGGCCACGGAGACGGGTGAGGAAGGCGGTAAAGGTGGATTGCGCGGCTTGGGTCGTGATCGTGATCTTGTGCGCCTCTCGAAGCTTCAAGACCTGCGCGTGAAGGCTTGGATACTGTTTTGCGATGGCCTGATGGACGGTTAGCCATTTGCGGGAGTCGTCGGCCAAGCCCTGCTGCCAGAGTGTTTCGGCGTTCTCCTTGGCAAAGTTGCGAAGTTCTTCGACTTCCGAAAGGTAGCGCTCAGCCTCGTCAACGGTGGCAATGGGCCGAGGATGAAATCGTTCTCAGTATTCGCCAGACCGAAAACGAGGGTCCATACTCAACCGCCCTCACACCTTACGTGCGCGAGCCGTTGGAGATGTTTGCTAACGATAGGAATAGCGACATCGTTTTATGCTGGGGCACGCAGACAGGCAAAACCAACACGATCATGGTCGGCACGGCGTGGCGCTACGTCCATCGACCACTGCCGGGATTGTGGGTTATGCCATCCGAAGATCTCGCCCGGTCATTCAGCCAGACTCGCTGGCTTCCAATGGTCGACGACTGCGGGCCACTCCGAGCACTCAAGCATCCATCGCCGCGCAAGATTACGGCACTCAGCCAAGACTTCACCGCCGCCGGTCTCGCGTTTGTCGGCAGTAACTCGCCGGCTAACCTTGCCTCTCGCCCGTGCGGTCTGCTAGTCATGGATGAAGTCGATAAATTCGCCACACAGCGCGGCAACGAAGCCAGCGCCCTTCAGCTTGCCGAGAACCGCACCAAGTCCTTCACGAATCCGCTGCGTGTTAAGACCTCCACGCCAACGGTGGACAGCGGCACGGTGTGGCAAGAATTCCTCCGCACCGACCAGAGATACTTCATGGTTCCGTGCCCTCACTGCTCCGAGCTAATCCGCTTGGAGTGGTCGCAAGTGCGATGGTATGACAAGGAGCGCAAGGAGGACGAATGGGACAAAGCTCGAGTCAGGGTGACGGCTCACTACGAGTGCCAAGAGTGCAAAGGGAAGATCACCGACAGCCACAAGACGAAGATGCTTCGCGGCGGGAAGTGGGTAGCCACAAACCCAAACGCTGAACCTGGGCGCGTTGGGTATCACCTTAACTCGCTCTACGCTCCGTGGCGTTCCTGCGCGTTTGGCACGTTGGCGGTGAAATGGCTGGACGCTCAAAGCGACACGTCCATTCTTCAGGATTTCTTCAACTCAACTCTTGCCCTGCCGTGGGAGGAGCGTTCGGCCACCGTGAAGGACGAGGACATTCTCAGCCTACGCGCTCCATACCGTCTTGGCATCTGCCCAGTCAATGAGCCTGCATACGTCTCAATCGGCGCTGACCCTGGCGAGAAGTCCACCCATTACGTTGTGACCGCCGTGGAAAAGACGGGCGAGGCATGGGTCATTGATTACGGTGAAGTCATCGCGCCTGAAGATTTGCTCAGGCTTGGGACAAAGCAATACGTGACGCCGAGCGGCCAAACCGTCACCATCAGCGGCGGACTGATAGACTCAGCATGGGCCACTGACCGCATTTACAAGATATGCGCGATGAGCGGGGGCAAGCTCTGGCCGACAAGGGGCAATGACAAAGCCTTCGGCACGTTCAACCAGTCCCAAATCAACGACTGGCCGGGATTGATGCTGACCAGTTACGTGGACTTCAGAATCAAATGCGCTCTCTGGCTGGACCGAGTCCAGAAACGCCTCCCGCCTTTGCTCCACTTTCCCGAAGACATCGGTCCCGACTTCATCATGGGGCTTTCCGGCATGGCGCTCATCATGGCCAAGCACAAACGCCAGCCTCTCACCTGGAAGAAGCTGGCGCATGACCACTACGCCGACGCGCTGAAGCTCTCAGCGGTGCTTTCGTGGTGGCTGGTGGCGCATCAGTTTGGGGCTGCGCCGCCAGAGGCTGAAAGCGATGTTTGAGTTTTGCGCGGCCTTCCGCCTTTTTTACCGTTCTCTTTTGCGGCGGCGGCCTTCGCCTCGGAGGTTTTGAGCCCTCCGAGGCGACCTAGTTCTTGTGCGGCTTTGTTTTTCATATTCAATAGCAAGAAAGGCCAAGTGAAACGCGCTTCCACCCTTTATCAGCAATACGTTCGATTGCGGCGCTGAAAAAACTACGCTCGCAAGAATGTGTTCCAGCATAGTCAGAAATGGTGAGGCGCTCAGATTTAATGACTGATTTTGGAACCCAAACTGGAAAAGCGTGGCGCGGTTCAATGTCAGCATTTTGAAGTTGGACCGCCTTTTCGGTTTCCTTTACCACATTGAAAATAGTGGAGGTCGGGCAGTTTTGGGAGGCGGCGATGATGAGTGAGGTATTCATATTGATTGGCGTTTGAGTTGTGCGCGTTACAGTCGCGCCCCTGTTTGATTTATTAGTCTGCAATCATTGACCATTCTGAAGTGGAGGGAAACGCTTCGTCGTCATCGCCGTGCATTAACCAGCCGTTGTATTTTCCGATTTCAGAGGAGTCAAGATTTTCGTATGTGTATGCTCCAGCTTCACGGTTGGCGGTGATGATTGCTTTGATTTCGGTAAGTGTTTTCATGTTGTTTTGATCGTTCGTTGTTTGACTGACTACCCTCAATCATTAAACCCAAGCGGTTCGGTATGCAAGCGCAAAAGTGAAATTATTTTTGACTCCCTCCCAATGTCGATGGCATCGGCTGACATTTGGGTCCGTAAATTGGTGAAATACTTCACCGTCTCTGAACTGGAGGCGGCGGAGTTGTCGATTCTACAAGCCGAATCAAGCCGCATTCAGGACGTTGTTCAGATTACCAGCCAGTCTTCCCGCGCTGGCAGCGCAACGGGCATTAGCATTAGCCCAGATGAGCGGGCAACTTGGCTCAGGCGCATTGAGGAGGCCATCAACGAACTCAACGGCACCACGGATTTCAACGACAAGTGGTTCTCACAGGACTTTTCAACCCGCATTTTCGGAACATGAGCAGAAACCGCCGAGGCAATCGCAAACCAAGCGGAACGGCTGCGCCAAACGTGCAGGCGCTGGGAACTTTCGACGCCGCTCAGTGGTCGCCTCGCCGCGCATACCTTAACTGGGGCACGTTAGACACTCGGAAGGAGCTAACTGGCGGCGACCGCATCACGATTCTTCGCAAGGCGCGAAAAATGTATGCCGATGTTGGCCTTGCTCGCCGCATTGTGAACGGCGTCGCTAACTTGGTAGGCTATCTCAAGCCACAAGCCGATACTCCAGACCGCGAGTTTAATCGGATGGCCGAAGAGCTATTCTATGAGCGTGCCGGCACCGCATTCGTCTTTGACCGCGCTGCCAAGCTGGACTTTTACCAATGGCAAATCGCGTTAACGCGACTCCGCATCAAGGACGGCGATTGCCTCTCGGTGCTAAGCGAAACGCAAGCAGGAACAGCTAACATCATCTTCTATGAGTCCCACCAGATTGCAGACAGTCAGGAACGCAGCACGGTTGACGGCGTCTATGTTGACAAGTTCGGGCGGCACCTTGGTTACAACCTCGTTGACCTCGACGACACCAGCAAATCGACGCGCGTTAAAGCGTCTGATTCAATCTTCTATGCCGATTTTGAACGGCCTGGACAAGTGCGTGGAATATCCGCACTCGCTCACGCCCTGAACAACATCCAGGACCAGGCGGAAATTACCGCAGACGTTAAGCACGGCATTAAGATGGCCAATCAGGTCGGGCTTGTTCGCACCATGAAGGGCAACAATGGACCGCAGGGTTTTGCGTCGGCTGTTACCTCTCGCACTACAGGCGGCAGCACAATCAACGTTGAGCAGATGCGCGAAGGTGGCATGGTCGCTCAGCTTTTGGAAAACGAACAGCTTTCCGTCATCCACGACGGGCGACCACACCCGAATCAAATGATGCTGCTCGAATGGCTGGTGCGTGACATCGCTTGGGGCGTTGGTCTTTCGCCTGAAGTGCTTTGGGACTTGGCTAAGCAGACAGGACCTTCTCAGCGCTATCTAATGGCTGAAACTCAGCGCTGGATTGAGCATGAGCAAGCGCGACTCAAGACGGCTTGCCAGCGGTTCTGGACCTATTTCATCGCCAAAGCTGTTAAAAATGGCGAACTGCCACCGCCGCCGCCTAACTGGTGGTGGGCTGAGTGGATTCCGCAGGCAGACCTAACCATCGACCGGGGGCGCGAAGGCAATCTTGAACTAGCTCAATACGAGGCTGGATTCCTAACGCTTAACGACATCGCCGCCAAGCGTGGCCGCGACTGGGAAAGCGTGGAGATGCAAAAGGCGCGGGAGATGCTTCGCCGCCGTGAAATCGAGCAGGAAATGGGACTCGATGAAGGCGCATTGAACGGATTTAAACAAAGGCAACTAGACATACAGGAGGACGCAAATGAAGACATGGTATCAAATTAAAGCCAAGGAGAATAAGCCCAAAGCGGCAGACATCAGCATTTACGATGAAATCGGGATGTGGGGCGTTAGCGCGTCTGCATTTATGCGCGACCTTAAGTCGATGGGCGAACTGGACGAAATCAACTTGTCCATCCACTCTCCCGGCGGCGATGTGCTGGACGGCTGGGCGATTTACAACGCGCTCAAGAATAACAAGGCTAAGGTAACGGCACGGGTCGAAGGACTAGCCGCTTCCATGGCCTCCGTTATCCTCATGGCGGCGGATGAAATCGAAATACCGGAAAACGCCTACGTGATGATTCACAATCCTTGGGGCGTGGCAATAGGCGACGCTGAAGAACTGCGCGACACTGCCGAACTGCTCGACAAACTCGGCAACGGGCTCGTTAACGCTTACGCATCCCGCACGGGCAACGACGAAGACGAGATCCGCGAGATGATGAGCGCGGAAACCTGGATGGACGGCAAAGAGGCCGTTGAGCGCGGTTTTGCCGATACATTGCTCAACGGAGTAGCACTTTCCGCTCGCGCATTTGACACTCGCAAATTTAGGATGACACCTAACGCCATCCAAGCCAATTCCGAATCACCTGAACAGGTCGCTCCTGTTGAGGTAACACCAACACCTGCGCCGGTTGAGCCACAAGCTCCCGTTGAAGCGGAGGTTGAAACCGTAGTCAAGGAAACTCCTGCGGTTGTCGAGACGGAAGTCGAACCACAAGCCAAATCACTGCTCTCCCGCTTTGCTGCCCTTTTCGGCGGTGAAACGGACGAGACGCTGAAAGCTGAACTCGCTAACAAAGACGATCAAATCCAGGTCGCTTTGAACACGATTGATTCGCTCAAAGCGTCTCTGGCGGAAGCTAAGGCTAAGGCTGACCAGTTCGACGTGCTGGAAGCTGCGCTTGCTAAACGCGAAGCAGAGGCGCAAACAGCAGAACAAAAAGCTGCGGCTATCGTGGCCTCTGTCGGCTTTACTCCGACCACTGAGGAGCAACTGCCGCAGGCTGACGGCGACAAAGGTGACATCCTCGCGCAATACGACGCGATCACAGACCCAGCAGAACGCACCAAGTTCTACAATCAAAACCAAAAGGCTCTCCGGGCCGCTCAATTCAAATCCAAATCCTAATCTCACACTTCTATGGCTACCGTATTTAATGACAAGCTCTTTGGTCAACGCGCCTTCCAGCAACTGACCGAACTCCTCACTCCGCTCAACGCATTTGCTACCGACATCTCGTCTGAGGTTCGCGGGCAAGGTGACGCCGTTATTGTGCCTCTTTTCGGCAACGTGACGACCACCACTTTCACCCAAGCAACTGACGTTTACGAGCAGACTGGCGGTCTTATCACCGCAATCACCGTGAACCTGAACAAGCGCAAGATCACGCCGATGGATCTTACCTTGCAACAGTTGGCGGAATCCAGCAACGCAGGCCGCTTCGACCAGTGGGCTGACCAACTTGGCCGCTCAATGGCTCAAGCCGTGTTGACCGACATCTGGAGCTTGATTACCACGTCTAACTTCGGCGGTGCAATCATCACCACTGCTGCAACTAACTACGGACGCGCTCAACTTATCGCCGCTCGCAAAGCTCTGCTTTCCGCTGGCGTTCGTGGCGAGAAATCGTTTGTGGCTAACATGGACATCGAAGCCGCGATGCTGGGTGATGACAAAATCACATTGGCTCTCAACCGTGGTGACTCGCTCGCCATCAAAGAAGGCTTGCTGGGCCGTTTGCTGGGCATGGACATCTACTCCTCAGATGTTATCCCGCTCAACAGCGTTTCGCTTGCTGGCTTCGCCTGCGGCAAAAACGCCATCGCAATTGCCATGCGTCAGCTTGGTGACTACCTGCCAACCGAAGACTACGAAGCCGTTGAGCAGTATGTGGACGCAGAAAGCGGCATCTCCGCTCTCTACACCCGCCACTGGAGCCGCGCACAAGGCAAATACTTTGCCAACCTGCACTGTCTCTACGGCTACGCCACGGCGGTCACCAACGAGCTGAAGCTCTTCACTGTGCCTTAACCCTAACACGGAATCAGCGCGGCTCTCGAAAGGGGGCCGCGCTTTTTTGTTGCGTGTTTTGGGCTGGAGTGCTAATAACTCCTGATGAACGATTCAGAAATGCAAATTGCCATTGCGGAGGCTTGCGGGTGGAAACTCCATCCAAAAAATGACTATATTGTGATTCCGCCGAACTCGCCTAATAGCGTTCAGCCGCGTCACACACTGCCTGATTACCTCAACGACCTCAACGCGATGCATGAGGCGGAGAAGTCGCTTTTGGAGACTGAGGATTGGATTTGTTATCACGACGAATTGAGAGATATGATATTTCCAGTATGGCACGCAACCGCCCGCCAACGCGCCGAAGCCTTTCTCAAAACCCTCAACCTCTGGAAACCATGAACGATTACAAGCGAAAGCTCACCCTAGCCGTTATCTACGGCAATGTTGAAAACATCATGGAGCGGTTCTTGCGCTCCTTCGCGCCGCTGGTTGATGAAATCATATTGGTGCGAGCGATTGGGAATCAAAAGACCGACGCATCGCGATACCTTGCTGAACAGTTTTTCTTGGGCTATCACACTCCTTGCCAGTTTTACTCGGAGTATAACAACAAAGACGGCAACGACTGGCCGCACGTCGATGACTTCGCCGCCGCTCGCCAAATGGCTTTCAACCTCGCCTCCCATGATTGGGTGATGTGGGCAGACACCGACGACATTTTAGACCCCAAGGCTATCCCGGTTATACGCCGTGCTCTCGACGGATTGGACGACCAAGCAGTCGGTATCCAGATGCCCTACGAGGTGCCCGACGACCAAATCACCATCATGCGTGAGCGAATCGTCAGACGCGACGCTTGGAAGTGGCAATCACCCATCCATGAGTGCCTTATGCCGCTTGTGGAAGATGCTATTATCGGGACTTTGAACAGCGTGAAGATTGTCCACGCTCCAATCTCTCATCGAGCGCCGAACAACGAGCGCAACATGCGGATTCTTGAGAGCATACCACGGCAGGAAATGACCAACTCTCACCGCTTCCATTTCATGCAGACGCTGGACTTAGTCGGGCGGCATGACGAAGCGAAAAACGAAGCGGCATTGCTGATTCAAGATCCAGAAATCAGCGCCGTGGAGAAATACCAAATCTATTGCTTCCTCGCCAAATCGACAGCGGAGCCGATGCGGTCGCAGTTCTACCTGCAAGCGGTAGCGACTGACCCTTCACGCCGGGAGGCTTACGCTGAGCTTTGCAAGGGTGCATTCGCGCGTCAGAAGCCCGAAGAGATGATTGCATGGGCGCGATGCCTGAATGCTCAACCAAAACCGCGAGAATGGCCATGGAACGCACGCAGAACGCTCTGGGGGCGCGAAGGCGTAGAAGCTCACGCGATGGCACTGAGAGCCAATCTGGACTTCTCAGGAGCCGATGCCGTTGAGCTTAACCACTTCAAAAAGCACGGTGCAAAAATCAGCCTGCTCCATGCTACCCGTGGAAGGTTCCAGCAAGCGGCCGCCGCTCGTCGCAAGTGGCTGGAAAAAGCAGCGAATCAAGATGCTATTGAACATATTTTTGCACTTGATGCCGACGACGCAGAGAGCCTTCAATATCTGACGCTTTGGCACAACGTCGTGGTCGCTGCCGGTGGCGGTCCTGTGCGAGCTTGGAATGCAGCGGCGCAGGCCAGCGCCGGCCACATCCTGATTCAACTTTCCGACGACTGGGAACCGCCGATGGGCTGGGACCAAATCATTTTGGACCGCATTGGCGACACATCGAAAAGCGCGGTCTTGCGAGTCTCAGATGGGCATCGAACCGATGACTTGTTGTGCATGGCGATTCTCACACGGGCGCGATACATTGAGCAGGGCTATCTGTTTCATCCAGATTTCTTTTCGATGTATTCCGACGACTGGTTCAGCGAATGCGCTCGACGTGACGGAGTGGTGATTGATGCGCGGGACGTGGTCTTTGAGCATCTGCATCCTGCTTTCGGAAAGGCTGAGATGGACGCGACTTATGCAAGGTCAAACGACTCGGCTCACTACAAGGCTGGAGAGCGGCATTTGCAAAGGCTGAGAGGAGGGGTGATTACGTCATGGGACGTTCAGGGATGGTGCGACTTCCGCGACCTTTACACAGCGATTGCTGGCAAGCTGCAAGATGGCGACACGTTTGTCGAAGTCGGCGCGTGGAAGGGACAGAGCATTATCCACCTTGCCCAGCGATTGCAGGACCAGGAGAAGAAGGTTAGCCTGTGGGCTGTCGATACGTTTAAAGGCGATAACGATACTGGATTAGTTGACGTGTTTGATTGTTTCAAGGCCAACGTGGAAAATGCTAAATGTGACTCGGTTATTCCTGTGCCATTGCCATCGGTTGAAGTTGCCGCTCATTTGGGAGACCCGCTTATTCCTATGGCAGGCGTATTCATCGACGCCGCGCACGATTATGAAAGCGTATCAGCCGACCTCAGGGAATGGCTCCCAAAGGTCAAAAAAGACGGCATTTTTGCAGGCCATGACATCGACTCGCCAGACGTGCAACGAGCGTTGGATGATGCTGGAATCCAATACGTCACCGTCGGCAGGTGCTGGGTGATGATTCAACCTGAACAACAACCATGAAACTCTCTATCCTAACTCCCGCCATCTGGCGTAGAATCGACAAGGCAAAAGCAATTGCTGACCTAGTGGCGCAATATGACGGCGCTGAACACATCGTCATCCTCGACAACATGACCCGCTCTGTCGGACTCAAGCGGCAAGCCTGCCTGGACGCCGCAATCGGTGATTACGTCATGTTTTGCGACGATGACGACCAAATTTATCCAGAGACAATCCCGCTTATCTTGGAAGCTATCAAGCGCAATCCAGATGTGATTACCTTCAAGCAGCGCGCGATTTACAAAGGGCTGGAATCCACCGTGGTATTCGATCTTAACGCGCAGGATGGGCCATTCGTTCCCGGCGGCATCACTCACCGCGCACCGTGGCACGTATGTGCTTGGAAGCGTGAGCTTGTGCAAGACTGCATCTTTCCCGATTCCAGCTATGGCGAGGATCGAGTATGGAGCGAGCAGGCTCGGCTGAGAGCAAAGACAAGCTGCCACATTGATAAGGTGCTGCATTGCTATCGGCACGACGCAAGGGAGACGGCGGCACCAGAGCCTATTGACTAACCGCCATTTATGTGACCGCACGCGCCGAAGCTCTATTCAACAAAGCCCGCCTCAATCAAAAGTATTGCGGCGGCGGGAAAGTGACTGTAACCGTCGGCACACTCAAAGGAACAGGCGTCTTAAGCGACATCGACAGGCAAGACGAGCTAGCCAGCGGCGGATTTATCCAGGGCATCGAGGCAGAGCTAATGCTGCGAAAATGCGAGTTTGAAACGGCACCGGCTATCGGCTCGACGCTGACCGCTAACTCGACCATTTACCGAGTTATGGGCGTCAACAACGACCACAGGATGCAGGAATGGGTCGTAACCTTGCAAGCTCAAAACCGATGATAAAATTCAAAGTCGATAACAGCGGATTGGAGCGGCTTTTTAAGGGCATGCCAAAGCGTGTTCTTGTTGCCGTGGGGAGTGAAATTCGAACAGCGGCGCGGACCTTTGCGGCAGTGGCGGCTAGGAATACGCTGCCTTATGGCGCATATGAAAGCCCGCCAAAAGAAATGATGGGCCGTGTGAAAATAGACGTTGAGCGCACGCAACGACCCATTGATAAACTGGGCTCAATCTGGCAAGATTTGGAGAGGCTAGATAAAGGGCTAGCTGCTGGCTTTTGGGCGGCTATCAAATCCAAACGAGCGGGAGAATCGCCTGAGTTTACGAAATGGGTCTTGGATAAATACTTGGACGAAATTCAAGCCAGAATGAACATTACTCATGGAGCGGTAAGGCCCAAAATTCATGAGCAAGCGCGAACTACCGCTAAACGAGCGGTGCCCAAAAAGCACAAGCCGACCCACATTATAATTGGGAAAAGCAATCTGGACAATTACGTCGCCAAAAAGCAGAAAACTATCGGCGCGGCAAAAGCAGGGTGGGCGGCAGCGGCTAAATCATTGGGCGGAAGCGTATCTGCTAGAGAAGGATTTCCAAGCTGGTATAACACTGGACGGCACAAAAAATCAACTGGTCATCACAATATGATAAGAACGGAAACCGAAACATTTATCGAGCTAACGAATACCGTGCCATGGGCAGACGTAGCCTTTCCGCCAAGCCAAAAAAAACGCGTGGCGGTTGAGTTTTATCCTGCATTCAAACGAGCAATCGAAACACGCAAAGCTGCTCTAGTTGCGGCAGCAGCAAAACGCAGAAAATAACATGGCTGACCACTGGACAATCAAGCTGGAGGAAGTGTTTACCACTTACTTATCAACCATCTCAGCAAGCACCATTCCGTCAACGGTGATGAAGGTCGCGTCACGCTCGACAGCCGCAAGGACTCGCCCTTGCATCGTGGTCGAAGTAAGCGGCGAACGTGCGGGCAATTACTTCGTCAATGCAGACATCACACTGCACACGCTGACCAACGCGAACGACACCACCGACGCGCAAGCAGCAACGTGGAGCAAAGCAGCGGCTGATTTCTTGCGCGATGAATCGGCGTGGTCAACATGGGCGGCAACTAAAACCACGACCTTTCGCACGGGCTGGGCTGTCAGAAAGCGCTGGCTGGGCGAGTTTGACGTGGAGACGGATGAAGACGCTCACACGCGCGATACACGGCAGACGATTAAGGTAGCGGTCGAAATCGACTAACTTTGACAAATTGCGATAGCTGTATGGCTACCGCAGTAATCGAAACCGGAACTCTTCCCAGCTACGACCTCGACGAGGATGGAGAAGCTGGAATCTTGTTGAACACGTTCACGATGGCTTTTCGTCGGACGTATGAGACTAAGCGTGGCGCTAACAAAGCCACCATCTTTCATCGCGGCGTTGACCCGATGGTTGAAATCACGGCGCAAGGTCGTATTAGCGGCGCAACTCGCGTGACCTTTGCGGCTCAGCATCCAGGCACCACGGTCTTAGCCTTGGCTAACTATGCCACGACCATTCGCGGCTTTAGTCCTTCCGCTGGCAAGCTCATCTTTGAGGACGTGGAAGACACGCTCAACAACGTTGACGAAACGCCGACGATGTCGATGACCATCAAGCATTACCCGCTGATGTAACACCTAACCAAGAACGATTCACATGGAACAATGGAGCGCTCCTGAGAGCAATACACAACTTGCGGCTTGCTACGCATCACTTGGCTTTCCTATCCGGGTCGAAAAGCAAATGGACGCATCTAGCGGGCACCGTGCTTGCGTCTTTTTTATCGGTGAAACAACCGCGCCTGGATTCCCGAAGGCTCGCCTATCAGCGGTGCAAAAGGACTTCCGCGAAGGAATCATGGAGCTTAACGCGCCTATGCATCCGCTACTGATGGCAATGCGAGCGATGCACAATCTTAACCGCCTCATTGACTGGATAAAGAAAGGTGAGCAGCAGCGGCTAAAATACATTAGCGGCAGGCAATCGACAATCTATGAGCGCGGAACGGCGCACACTCCAGAAGCCGTAATGATTCAGACGGGCGACATCGACGCAGTGGCGGCGCTTGGCGTTATCGGCGTTCCTGTTTGTTCCATTGACGGCTACGGCAACGCACACCGCTTTTCAGTGCCGGCGATGGGCATGGACATCATGGGGCCGCTTGGAGAATACGCCATCGACGCCGCCGAACTACTGAAGGAACTGAGGGCAGGAAACCTGAAAGACTTCGACTCTGACTTCATGGCGGCATACAACGGGCTCAAGGCTCGACGCGAGTTGATGGGCGCAATCTATGCCGCTAAAAGCTCCGTGCTTATCCGCAAGCCTAACTCACTCCGCAGGGCTTACGTCATGGAAGGCGCGAGCGGCAACATCATGGACAAGGTCAAGAAACACTTTAATTTAGCATGAACGACATCGAACTAAAAAACGAGCAGACGGAAGCGCCTACAGTGGCGTTTGTTGACGAGCACACCCAAACCGCAGACCCGATTCAAGAGCAGCGCGAGCAAGCCTTTGACGCAGCGCACGAATGGAAAGGACAGCCTCTCGAGCCGTTCTCATCTGGTCGCCGCCGGGAGTGGATTCGACTCCGCAATCTGGACGGTGAAGATCCAACCTTCCTTGATGACGCTGTAAAGATCGTGTGGCTGTGCCTGCAATCCGCAGACGACATCATCACCAAGCGTCGCAACGCGCAGGCTATGAGCGCTGAAATCTGGCGCTGGGCTGACACGAACGTCGGCAACGATGACAACGAGGCGATTCTGGAACTGGCTAACCAGATCGTGACCGACTCCAGAGTCAACCAAGCCGTTCCTATCCCTTCAAATGACTCACAAATGGGAAACTAGCATGGCCTGTTCCTGATGCGCTATACTTAGCCGTAGTGCATAAAGCGACAGGCCGAACTGACCAAGACATCGAATGGCATATGCCGCTCTCCAAGGGTTACGCTATGTTTCACGCTCAGCGCTTGTTAGACGGAGAAGCAATGACGTGGCCCGACTTAGAAAGCACACCAGACGGTCGATGGTTTAAGGGCATATTGACAAAACTGACTAACTGATGGCGGAAGTAAAAATAAAACTTGGCGTTGATGGAAATGAGCTTACTAAGGGCTTAAATCAGGCGCGGCAGCAGGTGGAGACGTTTGGGAAAACGTCAGAAAAAGCTATGTCTGGTCGCGGCAGCAATCGAGCCGCTGGCATTTCAATGCAGATTCAAGACATTGCGGTGCAGGCTCAAATGGGCACTTCTGCGTTGACGATTTTCAGCCAGCAAGCACCGCAACTGTTAAGCGTGTTTGGAAACTTTGGCGCGTTAGCCGGTGGCTTTGCTGCTATTGGCGGCGCTGTTTATACTTTTGGCCAAAAATCATCTGAGTCATTTAGAACTGTTCTTGGTGACGCTGCCGCGCTTAATGCTGAAATTGGAAGGCTGGCAGGCAGTGGAGCAACGCTTGAATCCTCACTTGAATCGTTTTCTAAAATTAGAACCGCTCAAAGGGAGACTTTAAATCAAGTTCAAATCAGACAAGACGGCGGCGGAATGAGTCAGGCCTTTCAAGAGCTACAAGCTTTGTTTGGTGCAACGGAAAGCAATTATGACCAAGTAAAAGAAGCTGAGCTTACAACTGTCGCGCTTAAAAAGCAGCAGGTCAGATTGCAGAATGAAATCGTAAAGGCTTCTGGAAACGAAGTAATGCTGGCTCAATTAAAAACCGCAGGCGATGATAAGGCTGTCGACGCTCTCGACCGTAAGCTAAAGCTAGAAGCCCAGATTCAAAAGATTAAATCGTTTGGCTTAGATGCTGGCGCAGAATCTAAGTTGATTGAAAACGCAACTCGAATTTCAGATCTTCAAAAAAAGCAGCAGGTCAATACCTATGACATTGCCAAAAATATTCAGGATCAAGCTAATGCGGCAAATAAAATTCTCGCGCCCTATCAGCAGTTCCTAAACTACCTTGACCAAGCAAAGCAAAAGCAAGACGCCATCAACGCATCAGCTAAAGCGTCAAAACAAACGGCACAGACCAAAGTCGAAAGCCAAAAAAACTTTGCTCAAGCACTTGAAGACGAAATCAAAATCTTAGAGACTAAAGCAACGGGCGACCAAGAAGCGATCAAGCAAGCAGATCGGGAGATTGCCGTAAAAGCTAAGGCGCGGGAGATTCAAATTCAGCTTGGCAAAAATGCGCGTGAGGCCATGGAGATCGCGGAAAGGATGCAAGCCCTTCAAGACGCCGCCGAAGGCAAGGGCGACAAGGGCGGACGCATTCAAGGCTATTCCGCTGAGCGCCAAGGCGGTTCAGCCGCAGCTAAAAGCCGCGCAGGAATGAGGGCGGCTGAAAGTGAGCAACGCCGTTCTCAAGCGTATTCCCGCAGTTTTGGCGGGCTCAAAGAGTTTTCAGCTAACCAAACCAATCCTAACTTTGCACGACCTCAGACACCAATGCTAGACGCTGCATTTGGTCCAGTGGTTAACGCCGTGCAACAACAGACCCAAGTCATTCAATCATTGCTCACAGTCGATTGACAATCCCTCTAATCATATGGCCGCAGCTCAAACCCTCCGAATGCCCACCAACCTCGACGTTGAGGGCGATCTCGTTGTCCGTGGAAACCTTCCCAGCTATCCACGTTCAAGTCTGATTCAAGACGACTTTACTGTGTTCCAAATCCCGCTGGAGCGCTTTCGCGTTTGGGACGCTTACGCCACGCCATTGCCGGGAACAAGCGCAACGGACGACCTTGGCCTTATTACCGGCACGTTTGGCACTGCTCCGCCTTACATCGGCACAGGCGACGTGAAGAACACCACCGTGACCCGCTATGCTCGCGTTAGCTTCTGTTTGCCTGCTGAGTATGTCGCTGGGCAATCGGTGCGCGTCACGCTTCACGCTGGCATGATTACGACGCTATCAAGCGGCGTTGCTACCGTGGACGTTGAGTGCTACAAGATGGCGCAGGACGGAACGACTGGGATGGGCTCTGACCTTTGCACGACCGCCGCAACGACCATCAAGTCTCTCACCTTTGGAAACAAAGACTTCGACATCACATCGACTTCCCTATCTCCCGGCGACTGGCTCGACATTCGCATCACGGTCAACATCGTTGATTCAGCCACGGCCACAGCGGTCATCGGCGCAATCTTAGCGGCTGAGATGCAATTGGACATCCAAGGCTAAAAACACACCATGAACGAGGTCGAATGGAACGGGCAGCATGATTTCTGGCTGGATGGCGTAACCATTCGCCGCCGCTGGGATGGACTGGACGAACTAAGCGGGACTTACTTTACCGATTCGCCCACGCAGATTAGCCCTGGCAACTTTTTGCCCTCGCCATACGGCACGTTCCAAGCGCGCGACGTTGAGGTAAGATTTGAGCCAGAAAACACGGCTGAGTTAAGCGTAACTGGCATTGGCATTTACGGGCTTAAGCCTAACCGGAAAATCAACTCAAGCTGGACGCAAAACCAAGAGGGCTTTGATGATGGGTCTGAAACTTGGATTGTTTTGGGTCGCAATAGTTTCCTTCTCGGCAACATCTCCAGCGAGCAAGGCGGAATGTATGTTTCTGACGTTAGCTTCGAGCGTTTGGACCCTGACTTTGATTACTTTCGCGCTAACGTCAAGTATCGCGGCATCCTCCGCAACAAAGACCAAAAGATTAACCTGTCCACGGCAGCGCGTGAGATGGGCATTGAAAACATTGCCGTCAATCTTCCCGGTGGCTGGAATGACCCGCGCTCTGGTGATATTCTTTGGCCGCGCCCAGAAGTCCGCGCATCGTATGTGCAAATTGGAAATCCAGGCATGGCTGACATTCCAAGCGCTAGGATTCCGCCTATCAATCCAGGCGTGTTTAATCCGCCGCTGACAGGTGATTTGAAGTGGCATTGGCCGAACGGGTGGGTAATTGCCGCAAGAGAAGCGGAAAATTTAAACGGGACCAACGTTTGGTTCGTTCAGGAAACCTATATGTTTAACGCCGCCGCAACCTTCTGATGAAGCCGCGCAAAAAGGACGATCAAGGAAAAGGACTCGCTCGGTGGGGCTGGATTAAATCCTACCTTGGCCCCGCGCTAAAATACGCAGGCATCACCAGCGACGACTTCGATAAAATTGTCTCTGGTGGAGATCAGCACATCGAGCAAGTGCAAGGCTCTTCTAGCGGATCTTCGATTCCTAACATTGGCATTTCCATCAACGGCACATCATATGCCATCATTGGCGACATTCCAGCGGGAGACGGCTTCGTTTGCGTTGGCTTTGAGTTTACGCCGCAAGTGACCGAAATTGACGCTAGCTCATCGCCAGCATCGTTTATTTTTAGCGGAATAACACTAACCGCGCTTCCGACGTGGATTCTTGGCAATGATTTTAACATTCGCGCAAGCGTCCTTCCAGATGGCAGCGTAGGCTCTCCCGGTAGAGTCATCATTCCCGTTGTCTATCGTCAAGGCGATGTCTTTGAGGTTTTAATCCGCAGCAACATCAACTTTGAAACGGTCGGCACGCTCGGCATTGACGGAGTCTTAAACTAATGAAATCAAGCTCTCTGGCATCATCACGCAAGGCATGGAGATTGATTCAGTCTCTAATCTCCCGAGTGCTAACCAATGGCCGCGAAAACATGATTGGCAACGATGACTTCTTGGACATGGCAAGGACTCAAGCCGACACTGGGCATCCGTTTAAGGTTTCAAGGTCGGGAAATACCGTCACGATGCAAAAGGGCTTGATAAGCAGCTTTTCAGGCAGCGCTCGTCCTTCAACGTGGACGATTACCGATAACGGCGGCTTTGTGCTGACTACGCTTCCAGCTTGGATTGTCCTTCGCATCACGACAATTGCTAACGTGCCGTATCAAATCACAAACCCGATTGAGTCTTATTTCATAGTTCAGAATGGCGGGCAAACTATTCTCCCGCTTGCTGAAATCAGCGACCCGTTAGCTTTTCTTGGTTCCTTCAGCATCACTGGGCAATCGGTATCTGAGTCGTCGATAGCTATCCCAATCGCTTACGTCACCGAAGACACTACGCACCAACTGCTAAAGCAAAACGTATCGCTCAAAATTCAAGCCAACCATCACATCTTGTTTTCTTTCCTATGAGCTTAGTAAGAAAAAAAACATTTCGGTTATGGGCTAAGGCGCTGACGGATCGCGGTTTGACCGTGGATAATGCTGAGCTAGTCGCGGAGATTGGCAATACTGTTTACGTCAAGGGCACCCAGATTCCCATCGCGCTATCATCTTCCATTACGCTGGGAATCATTTCCGTTTCATTCACGGTCGGCGCTGTGTGGATGAATGGCTTCACCTTCACCTATCCATCATTCCCTCCAGGCTCAACTTTCACTTTGCCCTTTAGCCGTTTGGCCGAACACGATTATTTGGTGTATTGCTATTTCCCGTATGTTGCTGTTACGGACTCAAGGCCGCAAACGCCAATTGATATTTCCGAAGATGAGATAGTAAGCTGGCAAGTTATCCGCATTGATTCTGCTGGCGATATTGCATTGGAAATTATCCAAGAGCCCGACGCAACGCCAGAATACCTGCTCACCGAGTCCATCATAGACCCTGACACTGGCAACTGTTCGCTTGGGTGGAGGCGCAAAGAGCTTTTTCGCCTGAGTAAAAATCCTGACACTGGCGATTGGTATGCAGTGCTGAGCGAAGATCCCGCTGGGCTTCTGGTTTTCCAGGCAAACTCATGGGGCAATAATCAAATTGATATTCAAGGCAGCGCTTCCCTTCTTTGACTTTTTCCCTATTCGATGGCTTGCGACAACAACACACCGCCGAATCAGGCAGACCAGCCGCTCTACATCCATCAGGGTGCAGACTTTAGCGCAGCGTTCACCTATCAAGACCCAGATGGCGTTGCAATCGACATCACCGGCTATCAGTTCACAATGGCAATGGTCGAACGCAAAGCAGGCGGTGATGCTGCGGCAACATGGACAAGCGCGGATGGTGACTTTGCAATCACCAGCGCGGCAAGCGGGACGTTTACGCTAACCGTTCCAGCGGCTGAGACTGCCGCGCTAGTTCCCGGCACTTACTTTTACGACCTTAACGCCACATCGAGCGGAGCAGTTACCGCCTTAGCGCAGGGTCCAATCATTGTCGACCAAGAAGCATGAGTGTGACCATCCAGACAGGCAACAGCGTCACGGTGCGTTCCGGCAACCGAGTGACCATCTCAGCGCCAGGACCGCAGGGACCGCCTGGAAGCGGTGGCGGCGGCACTCCAGGCGGGACCAATACGCAGGTGCAGTTTAACGATGCAGGCGCTTTCGGTGGTGACGCAGGGCTGACTTACAACAAGACGACTGATACTCTTACAGGCGTCAATCAGACCTTTACCGGACTATCCACGCTTAACCACATCCACGGCAACATTGCTGGCAGCCTATACGTCCACATTAAAAACACCAGCGGCGTCACAATTGCCAAGGGCACTCCAGTCTATGCGACTGGCAGCGTGGGCTCAGGCGGTGAAGTCGAAGTGGCAGCGGCTGATTACACTAACTCAGCTAAGATGCCGTCCATTGGCATTACTGACTCTCAGCTAATCGCAAACGCTGAAGGCAACGCCGTGGTCGTCGGTGAGGTGACTGGATTAGCGACCAACAGTTACGGCATCAACCAAGAGCTTTTTGTTGGCACCGCTGGACTGCTCGGCGCACTTCCGACAACAGGCGAAGCTCAATCCATCGCTGTTGTATCTCGCGTCCATGCATCGACTGGCATCATCGTGGTCAATGCTCAGGCACGGCTTAATGCGGCGCTTCGAGCACTGGCTAACAATGTCGGATCTGGGCTGACCGCTCTCAATGCGTCTAGCATCACATCGGGCACATTAGCTGACGCTTACATCGCTAGTGCGGCAACGTGGAATGCTAAACAGCCAGCAGGCAATTACATCACAGCGCTTACAGGTGATGTTACCGCAAGTGGTCCCGGCAGCGCATCGGCTACGCTAGCCAACACCGCAGTTACTCCAGCGAGTTACACCAACGCAAACATCACCGTTGACGCTAAGGGGCGCATTACTGCCGCTAGCAATGGCACAAGTGGCTCAGGCGATATGACCAAAGCGGTCTATGACCCGCGCAACCTAAACTTAATCACAGGACTTCCCGGTGACGGTCCTGTTGGTGTGGGTGGTGGCGTCGGTGGCGCTTTGGACATGTCAGGCGGAGACTCTGGTCTTTCGCCGCAAGGTCCGGGCGGTGGTTCAGGAGGTTCAGCCGGAGAAATCAACACATCTGGCGGAAACGGCTTTACGAGCGGCGAGCCAGGAGGCGACTATAGCGGTGGTAATGGCGGCACAATCAACACCAGCGGCAGTAATGCAAGCGATGGGACGAATGGAGAGCCAGGCGGCAACATTAACACCAGCAACGGCGGCGGTGACATCACCACAAGCGGCTCAGGTGGCGACATCATTACCAGCGGCTTTGGTGGAAGTATCGACACCAGCGTTAGCGGTGGAAGCATAGACACTAGCAACGGCGGCGGCAGCATTAGCACCAGAGGCACAGGCAGCATCGGACTAGGCATTAGCGGCACCCGAACCACGCTAACAGGGACAGCTACAGCAGACCGCGCTATCAGCCTTCCTAACGCATCGGGCACTTTACTGCTTACCGATGGCTCGGGAGCAAGTCTAACAGGAACTGCGGCTAGCCTCACCGCAGGCGAAGCCACCGCCGCCCTCGGCCTCAAAACCGCAACGACCACCGTCTCGGTCTCAGGTGCTACGGCACCAACGAGCGGGCAGGTGCTGACGGCGACGAGCAGCACGGCGGCGACTTGGCAGACTCCGAGTGGTGGGGGCGCTGCAACATGGACACTGTTGAGCACCACAACAGTGAGCGGGACGCCTGCGACTGTGGATATTACGTTTACCGGCACGCACCGGAAATACATGATCGAATTTGAGCGCGTTTATTGCAGCCTGGACGGTTACGAGCTTCGGATGCGAACCTCCACTGACGGCGGCAGCACGTTTGATTCTGGGGCAAGCAATTACTATTATGGGAACGGCCCACAAGCCACCTACTCGCCAATTCAAACGAATGGCACTTATGCGGTAATCGTGCCGTTAGTCGGCAGCGCCGCCGATGAAGGTGTGGTGGGCGAAATAATGTTTTTTGACCCTCTCAATACAGGATTCAAAGCCCGATGGAATTACACGGTATCCAGACAGGTTTATAACACGGCGAATGTTGATATTTTCCTTGGCACAGGATACCGCGATTCGGTCGGGGATGTGAATGCTGTGCAGTTCTATTTTAGCGGCGGGAACATCAGTGGTGGCAAAATTAGGCTCTTCGGTTGGAACGAATAACATGGACACTCCCACACACAAAATGGTTGATGGCGTTTCAATTCCGCTCACGGAATCGGAAAAACAAGCCATCGCCGCCGAGTGGGCCGCCGCTCCTGCTCCCGCCGACACTCTGCCCGACGCCGAGAAATACCAAGTCCTCGACTGGCTCGACGACCACGGCATCACCAGCGCCCACGTTGACGCCGCGCTGCAAAGCATCCCTGATGAAACTCAGCGGCGCAAAGCGCTGCTGCGGTGGCACAGCGTCAACCGCATTCCGGCGGATAATGCGTTTGTGATCCACGTCGCTAGCCAGCTCAAAATCGACCACCGCGAGGCTTGGTCTCAGATTCTTGCAAAATAATGACTCTTGAATCCGCTCTCTTAGCTGCACTCTCTGGCGTCACTGGCGCTCTCTGTTGGGTCGTCAAGCTCATGTATGCTCGGCTGGTGAAGGCTGAAGAAACAGTCGAAGAGCTACGGCAAGAGATGGAGCGGCTTGAGCGCGAGAACGGGCAGAATTCGGCTAAGGTTTCGATGTTTGAGCGATGCCCGAAGCGGCTGGAGTGCCCATTTAACGCCATGACCCACGGCCAGCCATGAGCTTTCCAGAGCCATCACATCTTCGCCGTCAGCGGCACAAAAACACAAACCACATCAAACTCGACGAAATACCCATGAACTCACTCGTTGCTATTCTGACCACCAGCAAGGGCTGGATCATCCGCCAAGCTATCAAGGCCACCGCCTACATTACCACGCCACTGACCGCTTGGCTTGCTGCTAACGGCGCAGATGGCGACCAGACGCAAGCCATCGTCTCTGGCGTTGTCGCGGCTGTCGCTGTGCTTGTTGAGCTTGGGCTGTCCTTTGCAGCGCGCAAAAACCCATGACCGGCAAAGCCCATCTCCGCCACAAGATCGAACGCATTAAGGAGCGGCTCGCTGTCGCCCTTGTGCTGATCTTGGCTGCGGCGTTGTGGCTTGCTATTGGCTGGATGTGCTTGAGTGTGATCAAATCACCGCCATGAACTATCCCTTCCCGACTTCGCCGCTTGCACTAGCCTTCTCCGAGCCCGACGTGTCCAGCATCGCGCCGCACGTATTCGCAGCTCACGAAGAACAGATAGCCAGAGCGACAGCCCCAAAGCCGCAGCCGATCACCGCTGAGATTACCTTTCGGCCCAACATCGGAGTCTTTGAGATGGTCGCTGAAAATCGGGATGCGGCGTCTTTACTTCGGGCGTTGGGACCACAAGCTAAGATTACCATCCACTTCTGACCATGAGCGCGTTACTACCTTCTCACATCGTCCGTATCGCATCCGCTGAAATCGGCGTTACCGAAGTCAACGGCAGCAACTGCGGACCTCGCGTGGACGAATACAAAGCGGCAACGTGGCTCGACCCAAAGAAAGGCTGGCCATGGTGCGCGGCGTTTGTTTGCTGGGTCGTTAAGCAAGCTCTCGACCATGCGCGCGTGAAGGAAACCTCTACCTTTAAACGACCACGCACAGCAGGCGCTTGGGACATGGAAAACTGGAGTCGCGAGCAGGACGATAGCACCTGGACGTGCAAGCCGCACAGGGGCGACATTGCAGCCGGTGACATCGTGGTCTTTACCTTTTCTCACGTTGGTTTTGCGGTTTCAGCGCCAGACCGCAACGGATTTGTGATGACGGTGGAAGGGAATACTGACTCAAGCGGCTCACGCGAAGGCGGCGGCGTATTCCGCAAGCGCCGGCACGTTTCCACTATTCGGTCACGTATTCGATTCCGCGTGTGACTTTGCCGCCAGTGCCCGGACTCCGTGAGGGCCGGGAGGGTTTGTTGTTCCCTGATGTTCACTGGCGGCATCTTTATGAGCGTGTAAGCCTTGTAAAATAAGGCGCGCAGGACTATTTTTGTGTAAAAGTAGAAAATCGCTAGACGGCAGCGCAACCGTGTGATTTAATCATGTCGTTAACCACACGAACGATTATGACAATCTCAAACTACTCCACCGGCGCTCACATTGGCATTTCAATTTCAATCGACGAAGATGCTTACAATGCATACCTCGCCAACGACAACTCTGGCACAGGCGCTGTTAGGGCAGGCGACTGGCTGAGCGACGAAGAGTTGGAAGAGTTTGGCATTGACGCAGACCTCACAATCTTCGCAGAATAACCACTATGACCACAACTCCACCACCTCCGCCGCCCACCGCATCCCTTAAAATCAGCGCTGACCTTCACCGCCGCGTTAAGATCCACGCCGTGCAGAACGGCTACCGTCTCCAAGACTTCATCGAGCGCGTCCTTGAAAAATCACTCAACCGCAAAAAGCCATGATGCCACTTCAATCAACTCGTTACCTTCTCCAGTTCGCCCACTGGATTCAATCCGCCCTTTGTTGGCGCTATATGGCTCGCACTTTGCGCGTTGACAGCCGCAACGTCATGATTCGTCAGACTGCGGCATGGGCCAAGGCTGACTTGGCTAAATGGCGGCTGGCTACGTTTGGGGCATAACAAGTCCAGATCGAACGACATGGAAACCTTTTCAACCCTTAGTTCACTTGGTCGCGTTTTGGTGGCTTGCGAATATAGCGGCAGTGTTCGTGATGCTTTTGCCGCGCTAGGCTGGGATGCGTGGTCATGCGACATCCTGCCAAGCGAGAAGATAGGCAATCACTATCAAGGCGATGTGCGGGACATCCTTGGCGGTGGATGGGACATCCTTATTGCGCATCCTCCATGCACACATCTGGCAGTTAGCGGGGCAAGATGGTTCCCCGCGAAGCGAGCCAGCGGCGAGCAGCAAGCAGCCCTCGACTTCGTGAGGCTGTTGCTCGATGCGCCAATCCCTCACATCGCCCTCGAAAACCCAATCAGCATCATCAGCAGCCAAGTGCGCAAGCCTGACCAAGTGATTCAGCCTTGGCAACATGGCCACGGCGAAACAAAGGCAACCTGCCTATGGCTTAAAGGACTCCCGAAGCTGCAACCGTCTAACGTGGTAGAGGGACGCGAGCAAAGAGTCTGGAAACTGCCGCCAAGCGCGGACAGGTGGAAGGAAAGGAGTCGGACCTTTGAAGGGATAGCTAAAGCAATGGCAGAGCAATGGACTGCTTCAACGCGCCCAAACAATGCGAGAAACGGGCATAACTTGGCACAATACACATAATCCCAAATAGAAAACGAACGATATGAGCGCAACAAAACACACATCAGGGCCGTGGACAATTGAATGCGGCAAAAACTACTCAAATGAAATTGTCGGCAAGAGTAAAACTGGCAAGGATTGGGTTCTAGCAAGAACCACCGCCGCAAAAGTCGGGCGCGATCAAGACGATGCAAACGCCCGCCTAATCGCCGCCGCTCCTGATTTGCTTGAGGCGTTGAAGGTGCTTGTCAAGCAAGCCGAGAGTTACGGCGCTGAAGGTATCTATTGGGACAAAGCCCGTGCAGCCATCGACAAAGCCGAAGGGAGGACCGAGTGACCATCGACCATCTCATCCGCCAACTCGTCGAGCTTTCCGACAACTTGGCCGACGGTTTGGACTCGCAAGTCGTCGCCTGGGTCCGAGTCCCAAACGCTGGCGAGTCTGCGGTCCTAGAAGTTACACAAATCCAACAAGGCTACCGCATCACGCACGGCGGAAGCATCGCAACCCTTTGCCTTGATTCTAAGGCTTAACCCAACACCACGAACAATGAAATCCCTCATCTACTCCCTCCTGCCCTACTGGGCCATCACATCCATTCGCCGCCGCCGTGACAAGGCGCGCCGTTACAAATTGGCCGTCCGAGACAATGGGCGCATTTACGGCACCTACCTGGACCCGCTCTAAATTTCCATCGCTTCGCGTCACACCACGACACGGCACACCTCGCCACTTCACGACATCCAATTTCCCACACGGCACACCACGACACTTCACAACACTGCACAGCACTGCGCACCACGACACAACACAACACCCAATTTCCATCACCTCGCTTCACAGCACCTCACTTCACGCCACCCCACAACGCAACACAACATCCACTTTCCCTCATTCGAGGGCAAAACCAAAACCAAAACAGAACGATACACACATGAAAACCGCAACCGTTACACTCGAATCAGTCGCACCTTACAGCCAATCCCGTTACCACGGCACACCCAAAGACCCGAAGGAGTCCCATGAGGACTACGAGGAGCGCACTTGGCGTGAGAAGGGCCACTGGGACGCTAAGACTGGCGCTCTCTTCGTCCCGCCTATGGCGCTCAAGCAGTGCCTCGACGCCGCCGTGAAACGCTCTGGCAAGCAGATCCCAGGCAAGGGCAAGGCCACCTACACCAAGCACTTCCTCGGCGGCGTGATGGTCTTTGAGCCTGCTGTCCTGGAAGACCACAACGGGCAGGTTTACACCCGGGAGAACATCGTCAAATGGTCTGGCATGATGTCCAGCACCGGCGAGAAGGGCAAGGCTGGCGGCAAGGTGGTTTTGCGCCACTTCCCGGACGCACCGACCTGGAACACCACGGTGCAGTTTCACGTCATGGATGACACCGTCACCAAGGATGTCTTTTTGGAAATGCTCGAGGAAGCCGGTAAGTTCATCGGCCTCGGGCGCTTCCGTCCACAGAACGGCGGGTTCTACGGCAGGTTTGCCGTTGCCAAGGTCGTGTGGAGTTGATTTCCGACACTGCACAGCACTTCGCAACCCTTCACACCACAACACAACACGACATTCTATTTCCGCCACATCACCGCTCCGCTCAACACGCCACGCCCCATCACCGCACGGCACGCCACAGCACAACACCCAATTTCACCCAAACCCAAACTAACATGAACGATACCCAAGACATCGAAAGCCACATCACAGACCGCCCGATCTTCAAGGCATCGGCTGAAACCGAAAAGCTCATCCAAGCCTTGAAAAAGCTGGAGATTGACGCCACCCTCACATGGATGCAGATGCACGAAATCACCGGATGCAAGCACCGCACCAAGCTGCGCGGATGCCTTGCTACGGCACGCAAGCACCTGCTCAACGAAGACCAAGCGTGCTTTGCGGCTGTGATGGGCATTGGCATCAAGCGCCTTAGGAGCGAAGGCGTAATCGAGCAGGAAAGCACCACCGCCAGCAAGGTGCGTCGCACGGTGCATCTCTCCATGCGTAGGCTCTCCACGGTCAACCCTGAGGGACTGGAGCCGCAACTGGCATCCAAGCACCGCATGACCTCGGCAGCACTTGGCGCCATCTCGTTGTGCGTCAAGCCATCTTCCATTTCCAAGCTCAAGCAAGCCACTTTGAGCAACGGCCAGATCGACGGCAAGGGCGCACTGGCTTTGTTTGGTAACTGATTTCCGACGCACCACGGCACGTCACAGCACTTCGCTACACAACACGACACGACATTTAATTTCCCGCACGTCACATCTCTACCCTTCACCACACAACATAGCACACCACAACACGACATCCTATTTCCAACACTACACAGCGCGACACATCACAACCCAGCACAACACGACATTCAATTTATCTAAACCACTTTCGAGTCTGGTGTTAAGGACTCGCAACAAACCAAAATAAAAATCAAAATCATGCTACCACCAATCCTTTATCAACTCATGCTTGCTCATTCTGGCGTTGGAACTTTTACGCCCTTAGTCCGCAACAACCTATCCAGTCCTCGCCAAAACCAGCGCAAACGCCGCAAGGCTTGCCGCCAAGCCTTTGCCGCTGGAGATCGCCGCGCATTCAAGCGCTAACCACTCACCCAACCCCAAAAACTAACATGGAAACACAACTAACATCACCCGCGCCTTTTCGCGTTTGCCGAACGTGTAAGGCTGAAAAGTCGCCAGATGCTTTTTACAATGACAAGCGCTATCCTAATGGTGATATTCACTGCGCGGATTGCCGAAAGGAAAAAGTGCGCTCATGGCGCATAAGCAACCCTGAAAGGGCCAAGCAAATTCAACGCTCAAGCCGCGAAAGAAACCCGCAAGCAGCAAGGGACCGCGCTAATCAGTGGCACCAAGCCAACAAAGGAAGGCATTTGGAATACATGGCGGAGCGGAGAAAGAACTTTCCACACAAGATAAAGAACTCAGTCCTCAAAAGCACCTTCGGCATTACTCTTGATGAGTACAATGCAATCCTCAATAATCAGAATGGGGTTTGCGCTATTTGCAGCAAGACACCAAAACAGAACGGCAAGCGTTTAGCCGTCGATCATTGCCACTCATCTCTCAAAGTGCGCGGGCTGCTATGCTCAACATGCAATCAAGCTATTGGGCTTTTGAAGGACAGTCCAAATCTTCTTAACAACGCAATCACATATCTCCAAACAACATCGAAATGAACACGTCCAATAATCAAACTAATTCAATCGCTCCATTCAAGCCGTCCGCTCTGCAAGTGATGGCAACAAATTTGAATGTTGAACCTCAGAAGCTTCTTTCAACCCTCAAATCCACCGTATTCAAGGGCGCGAGTGATGACGAGTTGCTGGCTCTGGTTGTGGTCTCAAACACTTATGGTCTGTCGCCACTTTTGAAAGAGATCTACGCTTTCCCGGCCAAAGGCGGCGGCATCGTTCCAGTCGTCTCCATCGACGGCTGGATTCATCTCGCAAACTCTCACCCGCAAATGGACGGCATGGACTTCGAGTTTGCTCACGATGAAGGCGGTAAGCTCGTCTCTTGCACCTGCATCATTCATCGGAAGGACCGCTCTCGTCCCGTCAAGGTAACGGAGTATCTGGCCGAGTGCCGGCGCGGAACGGAGCCGTGGAAGATGGAGCATCGGATGTTGCGGCACAAGGCGCTTATTCAGTGCTCTCGTGTCGCCTTTGGCTTCTCGGGCATTGTGGACGACGAGGAAGCAGCAACCCTGCGCGATGTTACGCCACCGCCTGCGGCTGTGATTCCGACGACGGTGGAGAAGCCCAAGAAGGCGACACGTCCAGCGAAGGAGGAATTTGCTGAAGAGAGCCCAGTGACTTCAAGCCCACACGAAGCATTAACTTTTTTGATTCGTGAATCTGGCCTAACATGGGAACAAGTCGGAGCCACTGCTGAAACTGGCGGCATCTTCCTCGACACCGCAATTCCTCTCAACGACCAACCCGAAGATGTAGTCGCTGAAATCCTGGATAATTGGGGCGCGCTGACCGCTATGCTGAAAGGAGGCGCAAAGTGATAGACACCATTTACCACCGTGACGCTGGCGTCGGATTCGGTCTTGCAATCAGGCTTAATCTCAAAGCCGTGCGTGAGTTGCTCGACCGCGAAGTCCCGCACTTTAGCGACCTGAGTCAAGCAGACAAAAAGCTACTTCAGCGCCGATTTTCAGCCTACTGCAAAAAGGGCCGCGCTGATTTTAGCATCGGACAAGTCGCCGGGAAATTTAGCGAAGAGCAGCCGCCGAGCGTTGATAACTTACCGAACAAAGAAGAGGTTAGCTTTGCGCTCAGAACGGTCAAAGAGAAAGGAGTCAAGCCATGAGCGACCAACTAACACGGGAATCAGACAACGACACCCAGGCGGAAATTGCAGCTTGGGAACTGCTCAAGGAGGCAAGAGCAGAGCGGGACAAGGCTTTGGCAAGGCTGCGGTCAATCGCCTACATGCCAGAGCGCGACCAAGACGACGCGCATCGTTTGCGCGACATGGCGCGGCGTTTTTTCGTGAGGGGAAAGGAGGAAGTTGAACATGAGTGACCAACGCTACGGAGTGCCCAGCGCATCGGGAATGCGCCGCATCGCCAACTGTCCGCCCAGCTTCAAACTTGGGCAACTCTACCCTGACCCAGGCAGCAACGACGCGACCACGGGCGACAAGATCCACGCCGCGCTTGAGCATTGGGGCGATCACGGTTCCGAAGACGGGCTTAGCATCGAGGACATTCAGACCGCTGAGATGTGCATCGACCAACGCAACGAGCTTTTGGACAACTGGATTGGTGATGAGCAGGATTACCAAGTCTTTAAAGAGACTCGCTTGGTTCTAACGCCGCTTGGCAAGGTGCTGGACGACAAGCCGGGGCGCAATCTCCAAGTTCGCTTCTCGGGCAAGGCTGACTTTGTGGCGGTGTTTGGAGAGGGCGCTTTAGTGATCGACTACAAAACCCTCCACGGCGACCATGACCACGCAGCGGTTAACGACCAACTGCGATCTTTGGCCTTTTTGGTCTGGCGCCGGCATCGCGTATCACAAGTGCGCGTTGCGATTGTCCAACCGTGGAAGGGTAAGCCCACCGTTGCAGACTTTAACTGGGAGGCGCTAGAAGCTGCGGAGGCGTGGCTTTGGGCGGCTCTGAATAAGGAGGAGATGGCAACACCCGAGGACGCCAACCCTGGCGACTGGTGCAAATTTTGCCCTGCAAGAATCAACTGTGAGGCGTTCACCCGCCCCGCATTAGCGACGGCTGAAACGGCCATCATGCAGATCTCCAGCATGGACGACGAAACCGCACGCAAGGCGCTATTTGCTCGCGCAATCGAACTGTCAGACAACGAGCTAGCTGCAAGGTATCGCGGCTTAAAAATGCTCTCTTGGTATGTCTCAGCCGTCGAAGGCGTAACCAGAATGCGAGCGGAAGAGGGCGGCGAATTTGCGGCCAATCACTTTCGCATCGTTGAAGGCAAACCAAAAGAGACGATTGCCGACGTTTCCGTCGTGTGGTCGCACCTTGAAAAGCTTGGCGTTTCTGCGGAGGATTTTACCCGCGAATGCAAGACCACGAAGAAGGCGACGACTGCGCTTGTGCGGAAGGTCACGGGCTTCAAGGGCAAGGCTTTGGAAGGCGAAGTGAAGCACTGCTTAGAGGGTGCCGTGAAGTTAGGAGCGCCGCCGAAAAAGCTTGTTGCTGTTGGTGGAGTCATTGAAGATAGCGAGGAGGGCGAAGATAATGAGTGATACACCGAGAACAGATGCGGCATATTTTGCGAGTGGCGCAACGATGTATGATCTGGCAGGAGAAATGAAAAAGCTTGAACGCGAACTCAACGAAGCTAAAGCATCTGCGTCAGCCTTGGCATATGCCATTGAATACACGCTGAAGGCTGACACAATCCTGCACCCTGAAACCGACCACGTCGGCATGAGGCAAGCCCTCGAAACCTACCGCAACAAATACAAGGAGGGCAAGCAATGACCTGCCCTGAATGTAAAGGAACAGGTCGCCAGTCCGAACGGCAATACCGCTGCGAGGACTGCGACGGGACAGGCAAAGTGCTGTGCGACGAGTGCGGCCAAGAGTTAGAAATGTGCATTTGTGACGAGAAGGAGGATGAAGAACATGAGTGAATTTAACCTAACAGAAGAAATCTATGGAACTAGTGAGGGCGTTATCGGCCCGCGCTTTTTGGATCAGCCTGAATGCCAGAGGCTTTTGAAGCAGTGTGAGAAGTTGCTGTCTTTGACGGGCTTGCAAGCTTTGACGGCGCTGGACTTAGCCATTGTGCAGTGGATTGCTGCCGACATTGAATCCGCCAGTGATGACCTTATGGACATTGTGAATGACATCTACGAGCAACGTGAGCGCGAAGCCGCTTTGCGCGGCGAAACATGGGAGGTGCTGCCATGACCCAACGAGACTACCAGCGGCAGTATTACCAACGGCGCAAGGGTCGCGGCTGCATCGACTGCCGATGTGAAAAGCTAGAGACGCAAACTCGATGCAAAGAGTGCGTCAAGATTCACCGAAAAACTAACAACCAACTATACTGGAAAAAAGTAGCATGACACCAATAGAACTATCACTTATCGGAGTCCTTGTTGGCTTTCTTGTCTGCTGGCTATTTGGGGAGGCGCTGAAATGAGCCTTCCCGATTTCCTGAAGCGTAAGATCCGCCGCAAGCCCGCGAAGAGCGAGCACGTCCTTCAAAAATCTATCGTTAACTGGTGCGACGGGCTAGGCAAGAACATCGTCCAGCAACGGTTCGCCGCCATACCTAACGGCGGGGCGCGTGACATCATTACAGCATCTAAGCTCAAGCAAGAAGGAGCGAGGGCTGGAATGCCTGACCTGTTCTTCTGGCGCGATGCTGGGCGCGTGCTCTGGCTGGAAGTGAAGAACGGAACAAGCGGCTATTTGTCCGAGTCGCAGAAAGTAATCCACGGTAAGCTAAAAGCCGACGGGCACCTTGTTATTGTTTGCCGCGATCTGGTGGACGGTATTGAAGCTATCAAAGCGTTTTATCAAGCATGAACAAAGTAGCAAGCATGAACAAGGAGGAGCGGGAACGCTTCATTAGACAATGCGTTTCGATGCTGAACTCAGGTTACACCTGGGCGCAAACAGAGCGGCGACACAAGACGACACGGAAAACTATCAGCGCAGAAGCTGCGGCTTTGGGGCTGGTGGTTAAAAGCAAATTTCTCGAGACAACCAAAACCAAACCAAAACAATAATATGCCAAGACCTATCAAGATTAAAATCGACGTTAGCAAGATCGACAAAGCCGCGCTCTACAAGGGCACCAAGGGAACCTATCTGGACTGCGTGGCGTGGCCTAGCAAGACGCCAGGACAGTATGGTGACACGCATTACGTTGTGCAGGAACTGAGCAAGGAGAAGCGTGACGCCGGCGAGAAGGGCGCAATCATTGGCAACATGACCGTGCCTGACGATGAGCCGCAACAAAGGCAGCAATCTCGACCTTTGCAACGCCAGCAGAAGATGGACGAAGTGTTCACGGATGACGACAGTGATTCAATTCCGTTCTGACATTTAGTAGAATTACTTTGCGCTACTGAGTTAGCGTTTTAGCATTAGGAAGTCATTTACAAGACATTTATCGCTGGACCCGATGAATAAAATTCAAAACCATTTCCCTCCCCATGCCGCCAGATTTGTTTGGCGGGGTCCACATGGTGGAGGGTTTTTTGTGCTATGAAGAAACTAGAAAATGCTACACGCTGCACCATTTGCCTTGGTGATTTTCGTTTTTACCGAGTGGTAACGCTTTCAACAGGCAAGGTGACAGAAGCTTGTTGGGATTGTTATCAAAAAGAGGGAAATCGAACAGCCTATCAACCTGGATATATTTATATAATTGGTCACGGTGAGTTTTGGAAAGTTGGTAAAACCCAAGGCAATCCTGAGACTAGGCTCAAGCAGTTCCAAGTAGGAAACCCACACGTACTAAAGATTTTTGATTCGTGGTTAGTTCGTGATTGCTGCATAGCTGAAAGATTTGCACATAATGCGATCAGGCAATTTCATCACCGAGGAGAATGGTTTATGGGCGATCCTGCTGAAATCGCAAAGCGGATTAAGAGTTTTGAACTGGGAGTGAAAAATTAATATGAACAATCAAGACAAGCCAAAGCCAGAGCCATTGCCAAAGGGCGTCCAAACAATCCAAGACGTGCTCGCGCAGATTATGACCGAACTGGAGGCTCAAACAAAGTGAACTACTATCCTTTCCACCTTGGGGACTACGCCATCGACACCACCCATTTGTCGAACGAGGAAGACTTGTGCTACCGCCGAGCCATTGACCTTTATATGCTCCAAGAGGGGCCACTGCAAGACGACGAAGCGAACGCTAAGCGAACGCTAAGCAGGCGCTTGCGAGTTGATGAGCAAACGCTTGAAAATGTGCTGAACGAGTTTTTCACGCTCACAGAAAACGGATGGGAACACACACGCTGCAACGCTGAAATCGCAAGGTTTCGGGCCAAATCCGAGAAAGCAAAAGCGGCTGGAACCCTTGGTGGAAAAGGAAGGCAAGCGAACGCTAAGCAGACGCTAAGCAAACGCCAAGCGAAGGCTAAGCTAACCAATAACCAAGAACCAATAACCAATAACCAAGATAGAGATGCTGACGCATCTCCAGCAAAAGCAGCAAAACAAAAAAGACAGACCAAAGCTCAGCCTATCGACGACGACTATTTGGCCGAACTCCAAAGCAAATATCCGCACGCAAAAGTCAGAGAGCAATTTGCTAGCTGCACAAAGTGGTGGCTGGAGAAAAAGAAAGTTCATCCTTCCCGCAGAGCTTTGGTCAACTGGCTGGATAAAGTTCAACCGCCTCCAATCGCATCGGTCGCAACGATGGACAACGGGCTTGGTAACAAATGCAAGCCGCTATGAACTCCGAACACACTCTCCTTTCCATCATTGTTCAAGATCCTGAATGGACGCGCAAGCACGCCAGTCAGTTGTCGCCGGTGCTTTTCGACAACGAATGCAACCGGCACATTTTCGAAGCCGTAACCGAATGCGGCCCCGAATGGGACATGACCAGCATCACCAACGCTTTGCGTCGTCGTGGCAAGCTGGATGCAGTTGGTGGTCCTGCTGGAGTCTCTGACCTGTTCAGCGGCTTTCCGGTGATGTCGATGGCTCAGCACCACCTGTCAGCGGTCAGGGAAGCCACGACGCTCAGACGGGCTTTGCAATGCCATCAGGCGGCATCTGAGCGCTTATCGCTGGCTTTGACCGTGGGAACCAATGACGCCGCCGCACTGCTGGCTGAGATCCGCGAAGAGCTAGACTCGGCTGGAAAGCTGCCAGGGAAGCGTTTAGAGCGGCTTTCCTCGGCTCAAGCTATGGAGATGGCTCTCGATACCATCGAAGCCCGTGCAGCGCGTCCTGGCGAGATTCCAGGGCTGACTACAGGTTTTCCGCTGCTCGACTCTTTCACGTATGGCCTTCAGCCGGGGCATCTGTGGGTTATTGCCGGCGGTCCTAGCGATGGCAAAAGCACGGTGATGCAAAACGTGCTGGAGGGCGCATTTAACGCCGGGGCCAAGTGCGCGGTTTATCAGCTTGAGATGCCGATTGAGGAGCAGGCACTGCGCTTTCTGTCTTCAGACTCAGGCGTCAACAGCGGCTCGCTACTGACTGGCACGATGACCAAAGAGGAGCAATTGGCGCTAGCCGACTCAATGCACAGGCTAAAAAGGGCGGGCGTCGATTACGTTAACGTGGACGGAGCTAATGCCGATGACATCTTGTCGGATATTGAGCAAGGCGATTATGCTGTTGTGATGGTGGATTATCTCCAATTGCTCGATGTAACGACAGCTAAAGGCGAAAGCCGAGAGCAAGCTGTTAGCAACGTGGCGCGAAGGCTCAAGAACTTAGCCAAGCGAAAAGCGGTTACCATTCTCACAGGCTCGCAACTTAACGATGATGGACAACTGCGAGAATCGAGAGCTATCGGTCAGCACGCAGACAAGGTGCTATACGTTAGCAAGGTCGAAATCAACGGAGAGTCTGACGAGAGTAGGCGCTCACTCGATATCAAGAAAAACCGTGGAGGGCCAAGGGGCGGCAGGATTGGGCTAAGGTTTGCCGGTGCCACGTTCAGGTTTCGGGAGGCCGAAATGGATGATGAACCGCATTTCAGCGACGAAA